GCCCATCCAGTAAGAGCACGTCGCCAGTTGAACTCACGAACATACTCTAGATTAGGGACAACAGATGATGCAGGAACCTTAGTAAAGATGTACCACCAGGTATATGCCAGGGTGATAATCAAAGGAACAATAGTATATCCTAGGAATGTTCCATAGGATACACCCATCACTGCCATAGGTAGAACAACTGTCTTCTCTAGTGGAGACCACCAGTAGTAATGGTGGACTGATAGGTAATCAATCACACCAAAATCAGAACGGCGTTCCTGATCTCGTGGAGCAATACCATCTAAGAGTGGTGCAGACAATGCTACACGTCCAGGGATAGGAAGTATACCACCCAACAGTGAGGTGATAATAACAAGGACACGATTATCCTTGATATACTTTTTTGCTAAAGCATACACATCCTCAAGAGCACTGTAATCACGGATGAATCCACCCAAGATCATAATACCAAAAATGTACCCCATGTAGAGTTCATTCTTAGCAATACCAGTAATAACTTTCTCGATCATAATTTAAATCTTCTTCTAGTTTATTCAAGAGAATGAAGTAATCTTCGTCTACGTCACCATAGAAACTGACACCTTTCTCCTCGTAAAATTTCAAAATTTTATTATAAAGAATAGGATACTCGATGTCGAGTGTTAGTTGACGGTTAACTGCTCCCGAAATAATATCGAGAGAGGAAGAAAACTTCTGTAGCGTAGTCATATGCGTTACCTCTGGACTACAATGGTGGAGGGATTAACCTCCAACGGGTCAGGAGGGACTCGAACCCCCGACCAATTCATTAGAAGTGAATTGCTCTATCCATCTGAGCTACTGACCCAGTGGTAGTCTTACGTTCTTCCAATTCCAATTCAGCAAAGTGATGTAACTGATCGATAAACAAATCGAACAGCGCATCTTCATTGCTCAATGCCTCGTAGAACTCTGTGTTCATGTTGAACTCCCTTGACTACCTCGTAATTATAGCAGACTGCTCAGCGAGCGTCAAGGTCTGAAGTAATCTTTTCGCATGTACCGACCAAGGATGTTTGAGTTGTAAAATGCTGGTGTGCCATCTTCAAATGCCTCCGTAAGTACATTATTGAGAAATAATTGACGGGTCTCTTCAAAGTTTGTGAGTCCCTTGGATTTATGTAGGCTAATTATATCCCGTTTATAGGCAAGATTCCCGAACCGCTTGCGTTCTTCAGTAAGTTCAGCACTGCTTCCGTAGTAACGTTTCCAGTCACTTTCAGATTTAACTCTCCTGCCTCCAGTTCTAGGCTTTCGTAATTGGTGAAAGTACTTTCGGCCGATGTATCTTTTCCCAGTGAGACTATTTGTAATGCAATAGACAAACCCATAATGATCGTCAATGTCCTTAGATAAAAAAGGTTGTCCTTCAAAAATCCAGGGGTTTTCATACTCTTTTTCATTTTCATCAGTCGGTTTCTCCGTCGTCATCGTATGTGTATACCCGTCTCACATTCTCACTATCTAGGTAGGATTCAGTATCGGAGTAAACTTCTGCCTTAAGTTCTGCGATTGCAAACTCAAGGTCATGTATCAAAACTTTCAAATTCTTTTTATTCATACTCGATATTCTTGTAGGACTTTTAGAACTTCATTATATGCATAATGAGCACCATCACACCACTGACCAGTTTTGCCTGTTTGGTTTTCCATTTCATATAACTCTGTCTTCAGTTTATGAAGACGAGCTTCCATATCAATCTTCAGCATTTGCGATCTAGGCATTAGAGTTTCTCTTGTAGTGACGTCCAATCTTTATCAAACTGTTCTAGACCTTTGTCGGTAAGAATATGCTTGTAGAGTTGATAGAACATGGGTAGTGGGATTGTACAAATATCAGCACCTACTCTAAAGGCATCCGATACTTGAATAGGTTCTCTGATAGATGCTCCAAGGATTTCAGTTTTGACCTGATGAGTTGCAAATACGTCTGCAATCTGTTCAATCAAATAAATTCCATTCCAATGCTGGTCAAATACTCTACCAACGAATGGTGAAACATATGTTGCTCCTGCTTTTGCAGCAAGGATTGCCTGTGCTGTGCTAAAGATGAGTGTAACATTTACATGCACATCATCATCTGCTAGTTCTCTACATGCTTTCAGTCCTTCGACTGTGCATGGAACTTTGATAGTAATGTTTGGTCCGATCTCCAGGTACTCCTGCGCCATATCAAGCATCTCTTCAGCAGTATCTCCGACTACTTCAGCAGAAACTGAAGCATTCCATGGAAAGATTGCTGAGATTTCCTTAATGACTTGCTTAGGGTCCTCTCCTGCTTTCAACATGAGACTGGGGTTTGTTGTAACTCCATCGATTAGTCCAGTCTCAAAGGCAGAGGCAATTAGCTCTGGGTCAGAACAGTCCAGAAAAAGTTTCATGACTCTCCTGTATAGGTTGTCAGTATTTAGTATAGCAAAAAAGCACCCCTAAGGGTGCTTTGTGTTCGTATGCAAATAATAAATTATTTGTTGTAAGTACGACCACGATAACAGAATGTGCCGTGAGTCTCCTTAGACTCTACACAACGAGTATCATACTCAACACCACGATATGAGGTGTGACTGATCTGTGCATTGTGCAGTGCAGATGCCTTATTGATCTGCTTCTTGACCATTTGTAATGTGTTCATGTTGTTACTCCTGAAGATAGGGTGGTTTATTCCCCCGTTCCTTCAGTCGTGTGCGTCCCATGGGTAGCATTCAGGAGTTGACTCCTTCATGACCTCAATCAATTCCACCTTATATTCAGGGGGAATATTCTCATTTGTTCTCATCCGAAACATAATTGCATCGGCTTGTTGACAGGTGAGTGATGTATAGAATAATAGTTCTAGCATGGGATGAACGGCTCCGTTCCGCGACTTACTTGCGTCCCCCCGAAGAGGGATGAACGTAAATGGTAACTTGCGCTACCACTTATATTTATATTGTAGCACACTTATTTTGAATTGCGTCGTGCTGATTTAAGATACTTATCACTTTCCAGGTCTGTGATAAGAGTCATACCACTTCTAATAAACTCTTCGCCCTTATCAACACTGTGGCGGGTGTTGCGTTCCTTTTGAGGTTCTGCAGTTTGCCAACTACCACCAACACCACCATCCATATTGACAATGATGTCGTCACCTTGCTGCTGTTGCTGTGCTTTTTTCTTTTCCATTAACCAAAGTTCTTCTGCGAAAGGGTTTGCTGGTTGGTCTGCTCTATCTAACAAGTCATCCCAACCGTGTTCTGCTGCGTCTAGGATTGCCCTATAGCATTCATCATTAGAGGGAGAATCCTGCGAAGGTATTTGCCTCAACGTCTTGTTTGATTCCTCCGATGACATAACTTTCAATCTCCGTTTCTTGAGGTGCATTTTGCTGGCCTTTACTATTTAACCAATGCTCCGTCCAAGGTAACGGATTGTTTTTAGCAGGAATGTCAAACATGGGTTTGATACCGATCGCTTTCATACGACGGTTAGCAATCCACTCCACATAATTATGAAGCAGACGCTCATTCAAACCAATCATAGATCCATTCTTGAACAGATACTCTGCCCACATTTTCTCTTCATCTACGGCACGCTGGAACATACTCTTTACCCAAGATTGCTCCTCCCTAGAAATGAGTTCCATCTCTGGATCATCACCATCCTTCCACTTATTCAAAATATTCTGAGTAAGTACAAGATGTTGTGACTCGTCACGAGCAATCAATGAAAGAATCTTTGCACTACCTTCCATGAGTTTGTTCTCACCGAAAGCAAACGAACATGCAAAGGATGTATAGAAACGAATACCCTCTAGGATATTGACATTAGCAACTGCACGATACAGTTTACGCTTCAGTTCACGACGGTCAAACTGCCCTGCATAGTGACCTTCGTTTGCAAGTTCCCACATGGTTCCATTGTCATACTGATGAGCATGATCAATAAATTCATCATAGGATTCAGTAACAGATGATGCACGAGAGAGAATCTTCTCATCGTCTAAGATAGTATCAAAGACTTCTGTAGGATCTGAGTATACGTTTTTAATGATATAGGTATAGGAGCGACTATGGATCATCTCCATAAACTCCCATACAGTCATCGCTGACTCAAGTTCGGGTAAACTGCAGTAAGGTATAAAAGCCATCCCAGGACCACGCCCTTGTACACTATCCAACATGATTTGGTACTTAAGGTTACTAGTGAAGATGTGCTTCTGCTCTTCCGATAAAGTCTGGTAATCTGCACGATCTTTTTGTAGTGATACTTCTTCTGGTCTCCAAAAATAACCCAGTTGTTGCTGAGTTAGTTTATCAAACACAGGATATTTGAAGGAGTCATATCGTTGGACTCCCAATGGTTGACCAAAAAACATGGGTTGCTTCTTGGTGTCCACTTTGTTCTTATTAAATACGGTCATTCCTTGTAGTTCAGATTTTGCAGGACTCACAGTCTTCCTCCTCGGATTCTAACAGATCGGTTATTAAGTTGTCAACATTCTCAATCGATGGTTCTTCATCACCATCTTTCTTAGCATCATATGTGTTCTGATAATAAGAAGTCTTCCATCCATACTTGTAGGTATTAAGAAGATCGTTTGCCATGACAGAAACAGGTACTTCATTATCAGGATAATTCTCTGGGTTATAAGACCAGTTACCACTGATTGCCTGATCAAAAAACTTCTGCATTACTGCAGTCACTTTAATGTATCCATCATTATTAGGCATGTCCCAAAGCAGGGTGTAGTTGTTCTTCAGGGTAGTGTACTGGGGAACAATCTGCTTAAGAGGTCCTTTTTTGGACTTCTTAATGGACAAGAATGCACGAGGCGGCTCGATTCCATTGGTTGCGTTTGACACAACGGAGCTGCTCTCCGAAGGCATTTGTGCGGACAGTGTTGAGTTCCTAAGACCGTACTTTTGGATCCGACCTCTAAGAAACTCCCAATCACACTGTAGATCATTCGGTACAATCTCATCAACTTCGTTCTTATATGTATCGATTGGAAGAATTCCATCTGAGTATTTTGTTTTACCAAAATATCCGCAAGGTCCCTTCTCCATCGCAAGACTATTCGACGCTGATAGAAGAGCGTATTGGAACCTCTCAGTGAGTTTATGCACTAGATCATGTGCCTTGTTACTGTCATATGATGCACCATTCTTTGCCAGGTAATGTGCAAGACCAATGTAACCAACACCTAGAGAACGACGGTTAACGGTGCTCTGCTTTGCTGCCTCAACAGGATACTCCTGGTAGTCAATCAGAGCATCCAGACCCCTTACAGCGAGGTCACAGAGGTCATCCAGTTCATCCAGACTCTTCAGTTTACCGACGTTAATAGCAGACAGAATGCACAAAGCAATCTCACCTTTAGGATCATCAATATGACCAATAGGATCAGTAGGTAGGGTGATCTCTTGACACAAGTTACTCATGTTCACCTTGTCCTTGAAGGACGAGTGTGAATTACAGTGGTCGATGTTCATCAGATAGAGACGACCTGTCTCTGCTCGCTCCTTTAGGATGCTGAGAAAAAGTTCTTGTGCCCCGATAGTCTTTCTTGGAATAGACTGATCTGATTCATAGTCCACATAGCGAGCGTCAAATGTATCAGTACCAAAAGCATCATAGAGACCTGGTACATCATGCGGTGAGAATAAGCTAATCTCTCCATTCTGGATGAAACGCTCGTAGAAAAGTTTTGAAATTTGGATTGAGTAGTCAAGTTTCCTCACTCGATTGTCTTCTGTTCCTTTATTGTTCTTAAGAACAATAATGTCTTCTATTTCTTGGTGCCAGATTGGGAAGTGTACTGTAGCCGATCCACCGCGAATGCCATTTTGAGTACAGCATCTGACAGTGCTTTCAAACTTTTTGAGGAATGGAACAACACCTGTGTGCTGTACTTCTCCGTCTCTGATTTTAGCGTTGATGCCACGGATTCTGCCTGCGTTGATACCGATTCCTGCACGCTGAGCAACATAGTAGCCAATCGCCATGTCACTAGAAAAGATGCTATCGAGGGTGTCATCGACATCAACAAGAACACAGCTAGCAAATTGTCGAAGTGGAGTTCGCACCCCTGCCATGACAGGTGTGGGAATGTTGATTCGGTGTTTTGAGATTGCGTCATAGTACTTTTTAATATATTCCAATCTATAGAACTTATCGTCGTCTTGAAACAACGTAGCAGCAATCATCATATACATGTACTGGGGTGTTTCAAAAATTTTCCCAGTGCTGCGATCCTGCACTAGGTATTTATCTACAACCTGTCGTGCTCCAGCATAAGTGAACAGAAAATCCCGTTCATGATCCATATAACTGGACAGTTTCTCCCACTCTTGTTCTGTATATTTTTTAACGATAGATGCATCATAAACTTTTCTAGACACACACTTCTCTACATGCTCCAACAAAGGAGGGTGTCCATCAGGATGACCATTGTACACTGCCTTCCTCAGACTAAACAACAGAAGTCTAGCAGCAACAAACTGATAGTTAGGGGCATCCAATGAGATAAGATCATTAGCAGAACGAATCAAGATTTCTTGAATATCCGAAGTCTTAATGCCATCAAAAAATTGAAGATTGGCATTCATTTCTACCTGAGACTCAGACACACCAGCAAGTCCATTGCAAGCGTGCTCTACCATCACATGAATTTTATCAAGATTCAGAGGTTCACTAACCCCATCTCTCTTGATTACCTGGATTTCTTTCATACTTTTTTCCATTCGCTTAGTTTAATCTGTGCTTGTAGTCCGCTGTAAGTGTTGAATTCTACTAGAGATTGGACGTCATGTCCAGCAATAAACATATCATTCAGATCTTTATCCTCTAGATTTTTTGGCCAGATGACAATCTCATATCCTTTGTCGATGACTTTTTGCATACGAGCAATGATCTCTTTGTTACGCTGCTCATTATCATAGACGAAAACGACTTCTTTGTCTTGCAATAATCCCCAATCAACATCTGCTCCTGCCATAGCAATTGCATTGTCAATGTACAAACTATCAAACGGTCCTTCTGTAATGTATATGGTCTTGTTGAAATCTATTCTATTAAGACCAAAGATTTTAGTTTTAGATTCGTCCAGCATGATAGTGATGTATCTCAACTTATCGTCTGCTACAACGGACCTTCCTTGAAATCCGAACCAAGTTCCATCTGTGTCAATGAAAGGGATAATAATTCTGGGGTGATCCTTTTTGACATCTTTGAACGTTGGTTTCTGTGTGTTTACCCAGGTGCAAAACTTGTCAGTGTAAAACAAATCCGAGAAATATTTCTCAGGAATTTTACGACCAAGAAGGTATCCAACTGCAGGGTGTTCATTATTTAGTTCTTTGATACTTTGAAGTTCTCCTTTCTTTTTGAACTTCGGTTTTTCAAACTGAGTTAGTTTTGGTTTAGGAACAAATGAACCCTTGCCCGTTGTTCCAGACTTGTACCTCTCCATGATATATTCATCATAGAGATCGGGTGCATTGTCTTTCAGAAAATTTGGTAGCGTCCTTCCTACGCCACAGTTATGGCACTTGAAGACCATATCTGTCTTGATACGAAAGAAGTACCCTCGTGCCTTGTTACGATGCTTCTGAGAGTCACCACAGTAGGGACAGCGAAAGTTATAAAGGTCTGCCTTCTTGCGAGCAAACTTTTCCAGTCGTCCCGAAAGCAGAGTTACATAATAAGAATCAACAAATTCAGACAACTTTTAGACGCTGTGGAACTATTGCATTCTAACTGCTGCTGGTGGTGGTGTCAAGACCCCTTGAACAAGTCTTTGTCCAAGTGGGGAGATGAAGATACTAATCATTGCCAATGCGCCTGCAATGCTCCACATCTTCTTTTCTAGTACTCTAAGTCTATCATCAATAAGACGGATGTCTCTTTCACATCCCTTCTTGATTGCAAGTGTTTCTCTGTTAAGATCTGAAGACAATCTGTCTAACTTTTCAAACAGAATTGCATCAACTTTATCTTGCTTGTCTAATTTTTCATTATGGACAGCAAGCAGTTTGCCCATTTGTATAGAGTTATCTTGTAGGGTATCTACAACTTTTTCTAACCTTTCAATAATCGCCGTATTCAATTCAGAATCCATAGCTACCTATCTACAGTTGCTTGTGCGCCACCTGCCCTTGCTTTTAATTTCAAGGATGCAGTTTTCTTTTGAAGTTGACTTTGCAACTCCTTAATTTTCATATTGACTTTTTTCTTTTCGTTAGCAATTTGCTGCTGCGTCATTTGCTGCTGCATTTGCTTGTCAACATTTTCTTTTACGTTTCTAAGATGATTCATTCTCTTATCCATAAAGAATTTACCAGCATTAGCAGGCATGATTCTTTCAATCTTAACGTCACCTCTATAACGATAGTTTATCAATAAACGCATTTTTTGTCTGAGTTCTGCAGGAGAACTTGCATAGACAATAGTCTCACCGACTTCAGGGATAGTGACTTTATACTGGAAAAGTCTGGTAGGCGTAGAAGGATTTTCTGTTGACTCGCCTAGTTTGTTACCAGGCATTACAAGTTTCTTATCTTCTTTGCTTTTCTTTTTTAACTTACTACGAAACTTTAAGACGGGATCATATCCAGCAGTGGGACCTTTAGCAGCATCCGCACCAGTGAAACCAGTTGTCATCATTTCTTCGTTCATAGCATTTCTAACTCTTCTGTAAGATCATCATCTACTTCCAGAGTTGGAAGCATCCCTATAGGATATTTATTCAAGTAAAGTAGTACAGTTTTCAAAATACTCCAATACTCCCTTTCAAGTTTAAAAAATAATAAGGGCGTTGCTGCTTCACCAAAAACATTATAAAGAATAATAAGATGATTAATAACTAGGTGGGTTCTTAATGACCCTCCACGCACATAACGCTTCAAGAGTCTTTTCAGATACTTGAAGCGTTTAATGTCTTCATCAAAATCCTCTCTCGTTACACAAGCAGGATTCTCATAATGCTTTATGGCGAACAGAATGTAGTTAGACTCATTCAATTCGTCAAATTTCATTTATCAGCTGCCGAAGGTCAGTGTTGCTGCGCCATCAGAGATGACTTCCTCAGTACCACCTGCAGAGGTGATCTTGACGCGATACTTATAACCGTCAAGTGAATCATCACCGAGACTGCTGTATGCCAGAGTCGCAGTAGTGAAGTCTGCATAGGTTACACCAGTGTCAGTGTCTGCTGCAATGTTAACCCAACGGGTTGTTGCTGCTGCGGTCTGACGCTGCCAGACATAAGCAAGAGCACCAGGTGTTCCTGTAGTAGAAGTGCTAAGAGTGAATGTACCAGCACCAGAGGAACTAGTAGATGCTGCAGGTTGTGCAGTAATGGTTACTGCTGATGCAACGTCTGCTGCGATGGTGTCATCTGCCTGACTTTCTGTGCCATCAGG